TTATTCCGTGACTTTTTCGTGACTATTTTTGATGTTTTTAAACATATCATCAAGGTTATTTGCGACAGATTGCCCTATATCGTTTTCGTCCTTGAATAGGTGCGTATAGATATTAAGTGTAGTTGATTTATTAGAGTGTCCCATTAAACGTGACAAGGTGACTAAATCAGTGCCCTCGCTTGCTACGATAGACGCATAGGTGTGGCGCAGTTGATGGTATGTAATGTGATCAATACCTATACGACTTACATATCTACGTAATCGCTCGTTAACTGCCTGCGGTCTTAATGGAGTTCCGTCCTCTGCCTTGATAAGGTACTTGCTGTCATTCCACGCAGAGCCTAGTCGTTTCTTTTCTGTCTCGTGGAACTCTCTTAAATCAGCTATATCATTCTGAACGAATTCGGGAATAGCACAATATCGTTTGCCCGAAGAGGTTTTAGGCTCTTTAGTAAAGTCGATGCCGTCCTTCGAACGATACCGCGCTTTATCGATTAGTACCCTATCTCCTATAGGCTTGTCCTCTATAGCAAGAACCTCGCCGCGCCTTAATGAGCAAAACAGAGCTAACTCGAACATCACCTTGCTGTCTAGTGGAAGGGTGTCTAATCCGTTTATGAACACCGCTAATTCGTTTGGTGTTAGTATGCGAGTAGACTTACGGGTGTTATTTGGGAGTATAACGTCATGGCAAGGGTTAGTCGAGAGAATTTCCCACGCAACAGCGATAGAGCAACACCTTGATAGTACTGAGTAGGTCGACCTAATTGTCTTGGCCGAGTACCCCTTATTAGTCAGCGAATCGACCCATCTCTGAATGTGCCTAGGTGATAGGTCTCTCGCATTGATATCATCCATAGTGGCGAAAATCCGCCCTTTACAGGTGTTATATCCGTCAACGGTATTAGGTGATTTATTCTTCGTCACCGTCTCCCACACAGCCGAAATAAGCCCATATACGGTGTAGTCGCTAGTGCCTTTAGTAAGCACCTCTTGCTCCCATACTTGCGCCAGTCTGACCGCGTCCTTCTTCTTGGCAGTTGTAAAGGTCTTTGTGTACCTTTTCCTCTTGCCGTTAATCGTCTGGGAGAGGGTCGCCCTATATTTATTAGTATCAACTTTTGTAATATACATATAAACCTCTATAATGCCGATTATTTCCCAATTTTCTGCAAATTTTGCACAAAAAACGCCCTAATAACAACTATTTTCGTGACCTAGTTGTAATATATGGGCGCTACTGATATACTTCTAATTGATATTGTGTTGTGTTATTGGTGATTACATCAATAGCTCCGAATCGCTCCTATTGGCGTAGGGGCGATTTTTTTATTTAGTTTATTTCATCATAGCTGTAATAGTATCGTCATTTAATTCTATTCCTAGCTTTTTAGCGCATTTTGCCGCTCGTGACTCCATTCCCATGTCTAGTCCTCGAGCAATAGCTTCTTTGCAGACTTCCAATTCTAGGTCGTACTTTCCCTGTCTATCATAGATAATAGCCAGGCGTTTAAAAGCTGGAACATTTACAGGTAGTTCTTCGCCACTGTCAATCGACATCGCTTTCCATTTGTCAAATAATTCTATGTTTTCGCGACACTGACTAATCAGCTCATCCATCGGTTCTCCACTAGTAATACCTGCTTGATATAGTAGGGATGCATTTTTTTGTATTTTCTCCATACTCTGAAAATAATCAGCTACAACCTTATATCGTTTTGGATCAGTCATATACAAAGTTTGCCATTCAGAATCATCGGTATAAAGGACCTCGCTTGTTGTGGTATTAGAAGAGTTTGTACTCGGGCTTGATTCGGAGTTTCCGCTTTTGTTTGCGGTTTTAGCCATTCTAAATAAAAACCACATAAATAATGCGAACAGAATAAGAACTAACATATTTGATTTTCCTTTCTCAATATTAAAATAAGCACGTCCCTGGTACCCTTTTAGTGACTATATCAGATTATGCCTTAATACCTCTAGATCTTGTACAGATAGCATAGTGCATAGGTCGCCATTCCTTATGTGTTCTAGTTCATGTTGTAGTGTTTTTTGTTGTCGCTCTATCGAGTCCCCTGCGTTTACGAACACGGTGTAGAATGCTTGACCATCCTCATAATAATAGGCCGTTAATCCGTGAACTTTACAGGGTAAATCGACATAAGCAACCCTGTATAATTCGTCCACGATCACTTACCTTCCTTCTTCTTTAGTTTCTCCAGTAGAGTTGCTACGTATCTTATATCTTCCTCTGATACATCTCTTGCTGCGTCGAACAGAACGCGCAAATCATCTCTTTTATATAACTCCTCTGCAACTTTTGCAGCAGCAGAATCAAAGTAATATTTATACTCACTTGAGTCTTTCATTAGAGCTGAGCGCTCTACATCGAGATACTGACAAATCTTGTCTATTTTATCCATGCGAGGCATCTTGATGCCCTTACACCAATTAGATACTGAGGCTTGTGTAACTCCGATATATTCAGCAAGTTCTTGCTGTGTTATGTTGCGCTCCTCTAAAAGTCTGTTCAGATTTTCTGAAACGATTCTATTTATTTCGTGTTCTGTCATTTTTTTATTCCCCTTCCCGTGAGAGCATTATAATGTAAGAAGTTATAATGTGCAATACTAAAATTAAAAAAATATAACTTTAAGTATTGACAATAACTTTAAGTTATAATAGAATTAAGTCAACCCAAGGAGAGGAGGAGTCAACTTGAAGAACAAATTACAGATTAGCTTGGCGGCTGCAAGGGTAAATGCGGGAATGACCCAAGAAGAGGTAGCTAAAGAGCTACGAGTATCTAAGAACACCGTTCTGAACTGGGAGAAAGGCAAGGTAAGTCCTAAATATGCTCAGTTCAAAATGCTATGCGATATTTATGACATATCAGAGGACTATATTTTTTTACCCTAGATATAACTTAAAGTTATATAACAAGAAAGGAGGCACAACATGATCACACCTATACCTATAGATGAGCGATTCATCTCGACTAGCGAGGCGTCAGAAGTTCTGCAGATAGATGAGCAGGTACTCAGGAGGCTAGGACAGATGGGCTGTAAGGGCATTTACAAAATCGGCAAGCAGTACCGTTTCCGTCTAAAAGAGTTTGAGACCGTCAGCGCCGAACTGTCGGAGAACCTGGACAGACTGTCGCAAGAAGTAAAGAGCCTTGAAGAGGTTTATCGCGAAAAGGTCGACCGATTCGGGCTTTTCGACAAGGCTACGAAACAAGCACAGACGGAGTTCTACACCATGCTAAGGGCACTGGAGATTATGAGAGGTGACGACAATGAGAGAGCTGTTTAGTTCAGTAAAGGACGTACTACTGGAGGCGTGCGACGAAAACGGCAACACACCTATGCAGGAGGTAGTTAGTGCGATAGGCGTTACGGCACTGATTCCGATGATATGGATAGCCCTATACATGCTAGGGGCGAGGTAAGGAGGAGTTATGGGCGCCATAATTAATAAAAGAATAATAGAGTTCGGTGCTAATAATGCACTGAACATTTTAGGCAACTACGGCAGAGACCGTAGAGCTAGAGAAGTGAAACACTATTCCATATCTACAGATAGTGGAATAAAACTGGGCAGAATTAGGCCCGACTGCACATACGAGCAGTTTCTAGAAAAAATAGCCATCGAGGCTATATGTGAGGCAGAACGCCTATCTGACGTAATAAACGTCATGGAAGAAGAGTATGCAGAGCTGTGTGACGATTACGTAGCTCTTAAAGAGGAGGCGACAGATGAATAAATCAGAGGTTGAACGCAGAACAAAAGAGATTGTAAGCGAGCTATCAATTATCGACAGCTTCCTAGCGGAAGGCGATATATGCCAGCCAAAATGGTGGCTAAACATGGAATATTCCATGTACGGGATTGTAGGCTTTATTAAAAAAAGTCGAACGCTAAAAGTACCTAAAGGACTACACAAGAGATTTGACGAGACAATCTCCAATTACCGAGCTGAACTTATACAGGAGTTGGTAGAACTCAACAAGGAGGCAACCCATGATATTTAAGACATTCATCATCGGAATGGTGCTAGTCGGCATCACGATAATCTTAACCGAGCTACACCGATACATGGTGTACAGCGAAGAGATTGAGAGGGAAAAAGACATTGATTAAATGTGAATTATATAGGGATTCCATGCAGAATTACAAAAAATACGCAGTTCGACCCGCACAGTTAATAATTGCTGATGTTCCCTATAACGTGGGAACAAAATTCTATGGGTCTAATCCGATGTGGTATAAGAACGGCGACCGCAAGAACGGAGAATCGAAATTTGCGAAAAAATCAGCGTTCAATAGTGATTTTAACTTCAACTTGTATGAGTATTTTCACTTCTGTTCGAAAATGATCAAAAAGGATGATGTGAAGTCGGTGGCACGTGGTAGAAGTTCCAACAGCCCATGCATGATTGTGTTCTGTTCGTTTGAACAGATACAGACATTAATTGATGCTGGAAAGAAGCACGGATTTGTGAATTATATTCCACTAGTATTCATTAAAAATTACAGTCCGCAAGTTTTGAAGGCGAACATGCGAATTGTTGGAGCAACAGAATACGCATTAATTCTATATCGTGATAAGTTGCCTAAGTTCCGAAATGGGGTACAAGTTGACGAAAACGGAAAGAATATCAAAGGAACTGGGAAGATGATTTTTAACTGGTTCAAATGGGAAAAGGATTCAAAGGATGTTCCAAAGATTCATCCAGCACAAAAACCCGTAAATGTAATCAAACAACTGATTGAAATATTCACAGATGAGGGCGATGTAGTAATTGATCCATGCTGTGGCTCGGGTACAACACTAAGAGCATCATATGAACTTGGAAGAACATCCTATGGCTTCGAAATCGATAGAAACTTCTATCAGAAGGCTAAGGATGAAATGTTACGAGGAATGATTACAAACGATTAAAGAAAGGAGGAGAAAACATGCTGAACTTAGAACCTAAACATGAAAAGAAGAGCAGACTAGAGCGATTCTTTGACGATTTGCTAGGAGCAGAAAAGACAAAACCTAGAACAGAATGCGACTGGATTGACCCAAGAATACCAACAGACGAAGAGCTAGAAAAGGTCGTTGACGAGTATCTCACAATCAAGCACGTATCTGTTCCAGAAAACGACCTAGCATTTATGGACTAAAAAAAGAGCGCAGACCGAAGTCACGCGCTCCCTAAAAAACTCAAACACATTATACAGGAGGATAACAAAAATGGCAAAACTACAAGGCGATTTTAGAAAATTCATGAATAAAAACTACCTCGGTTCGTGGGACATCCCAGACGGTGACGACCTAATCGCGACAATTGATCACGTCGAGCAGGAGCAAGTCGAGAATGCTAAGGGCAAAGAGCTGAAGCTGACTATCCACTTCACCGATAGAGGGCTCAAACCTATGATACTCAACTCTACCAACTCACAGCGAATCAGTAAGGTTGCTGGAACAACAAGAGTTGAGAAGTGGAGCGGAATCAGAATCGCAATCTACACTGAGAAGGTTAACGCGTTTGGCACGACCACCGATGCGCTCCGAATCAGAGATTATGCACCTAAGAGCAAGGAACTATTCTGCAACGAGTGCGGTGCGGAGATTGTCGGCTCGGGCAAGTATACTGCGAAAGCGATTGCCGAGAGGGCAAAAGTGAAGTATGGCGAATATCTCTGTATGGATTGTGCAATGGCTAGAGCGGAGAAGAGTGCCGAGCCAGAGCAGACCGAACCTACACAAGAAGAACAGACCGAGGAGGTATAGGGCATGGAACTAGCAAGAGAGCAGTTTACAGAAGGTTACGAGCAAGGCATGTCAGACGCAATGACGATTGCCAAGAATCACCCAGAGGCATTCGGTTCGATGTTCGCAGCCTCTACATGGAGGCACGTATCAGAACATAACCCTAGCATTACAGGATATTACCTAGTTCAGACCGAACGAGAAGGAACACGCAACATCAGAATTGCAATGTATAGCGCAGAGGCAAAGAGATGGCTAGCACAAGATGTAATGCATTGGGCATACATGCACCTATATAACGGAGAAAACTAGAAGGAGTAAAAAAGATGAAAACAACAAAAATAAAGATTAGAAATCTATTCGGTATTACTGAAACGGAACTCGACGGAAAGAACGTCGAAGTTACAGGAAAAAACGGAGTCGGCAAGACCTCTATCATAGATGCGATTAAGTATGCATTAACGAATGACAGCGAGAGAGATTACATCCTAAAGAAGGGCGAATCGGAAGGCGAAATCCTTATCGAAACTGATACAGGCCTTTATATAGACCGCAAGAAGAGAGCCAATCAAGCTGACTACAAGTCTATCAAAGACGGAGGCAAAACGGTTAGCTCCCCAGAGGCGATGTTAAAGACAATATTTACGCCTTTACAATTAGATCCAGTCAAGTTTATTCAACTATCAAAGAAAGAACAGAACAGGGCAATCCTAGACTTAATCGAGTTCAATTGGGATTTGAATTGGATAAAGGAGCAGTTCGGAGAAATTCCGCCAGACGTTAATTATGAACAGAATATTTTGCAAGTGCTCAATGACATACAGGCTGAAAACGGACATTACTTTCAGACCCGTCAAGATATCAACAGAGAACTGAGGAACAAAAAGGCTTTTGTAGAAGAAATCGCCGAAACAATTCCGTCAAATTATGAGGCTGAAAAGTGGGAGAACTACGACCTTGGAGATACTTACAAAAGAATTGAAAAGGCAAAAGAAATTAATTCCAGGATTGAGAGAGCAAAGATTTTTAAGGACTCATACGACAATAAAGTTAGAGGCTATGAGGCAGAGAAAGAGATTCAAGTGTCTTCTGAACGCGAAAAAATCGCAAACGAAAGAGAGGAGCTATCTTCGTCCATTGAGCGAATGAAAGCGGAAATAAAAGCAGCGGAAGACAAATTGACAACTCTTGACGGTAAACTGACAGACAAAATCGAACTTGCAGAGAGTGCCTATAGAGAGAAGGTGGCAAAACTCGATTCTGATATGCAGGTCGCTGACGAATATATCAACAAAGAAAAAGTTGATACCTCCGCAGACGAAGAAGAGGTAAAAACTGCGGAAGAAATGAAAAAGCACCTTAATGAATTTTATAGGATGAAAAGACTGCAGGAAGAATGCGAAAAACTTGCAAATGAGTCTAATGGTTATACCGAAAAAATTGAACTTGCAAGAGAGCTCCCTGGCAAGATTCTCGAAACCGCAACAATCCCTGTAGAAGGGCTGACCGTAGAGGATGGAGTTCCTCTAATCAATGGATTACCTATTTCAAACCTATCCGAAGGCGAAAAACTCAACTTGTGTGTAGATGTCGCTTTGAGCAAACCAAACAATTTACAAATAATCTTGATTGATGGAGCTGAAAAGCTATCCGACGAAAACAGAGCGAAATTGTATGAGAAGTGCAAGGCTAGCGGATTACAGTTTATCGCAACTAGAACGACTAACGGCGAAGATTTGGAGGTTAATTATTTATGATTTTAACAGCAAAAAATTACTTTAGCCAAGAGGCACAAATGCAGTACTTCGGAGTTTCGCAATTTAAGTCTTTTGAAAAATGCGAAAACTGTGCACTTGCAGAGCTTACAGGAAATTACGAGAGGGCGAAAACTACCGCCCTTCTCGTTGGCTCGTATGTAGACGCTCACTTTGAAGGCACGCTCGATATTTTCAAAGCACAACACCCTGAGCTACTAAAAAAAGACGGAACACTTAAGTCTGACTATGTAAGGGCCGAGGAGATTATCAATCGAATCGAAAGCGACCCGCTCATGATGAAGTTCCTAGAGGGCGAAAAGCAAGTTATCAAGACAGCGAACCTTTTCGGCTACGATTGGAAAATCAAAATAGACGCATACGTTCCTGATGAGCGAATAGTCGACCTAAAAATCGTTAAGGACTTCGAGCCTATATATGACCCTCGACTCGGAATGAAAGTGCCCTGGATACAATTCTGGGGCTACGACTTACAGGGTGCAATCTATCAGAGAGTCGAGCAGATTGCGACAGGACGAGCTGAACCGCTACCGTTCTACATCGTAGCGGCAACAAAGGAGCCTACGACAGATATAGCAGTAATTCACATACCGCAACACATGTTAGACGCAGCACTTAAGGCTCATGGCGTCGATGCGAAGATAGACCGATATGCATTAATAAAGTACGGCGATATCGAGCCAGATAGATGCGAAAGTTGTGATTACTGCAAGGCGACAAAGGTGTTAACAGCACCTACAGAGTACGAAATATATGAGGAGGATAACTAATGAATGTAATTGCGATTAAAGGACGACTGACGAGAGACCCAGAGCTCTCAACCTTTAAGAACAGTAGCGGAGAAGAGAGGTCAGTTTGTCGCTTTTCAGTAGCGGTAGACAGAGAATACGGAGACGTCACGGACTTCTTCCCGTGCTCGATGTTTGGCAAAAGAGCTGAGGTAATAAATAAGTACTTTTCTAAAGGCTCCGAAATTGCGTGTCATGGACGAATGGAACAGAACAAATATAAGGACAAGGATGGTAACGACCGCACAGTTTGGAATTTCGTCGTAAAAGACTTCGATTTCTGCGGTAAGAAATCAGACAACAACAGCAACGAACAGACACCAGATGGATTTAAAGAGATAGAGGAAGACGTACCGTTTTAAGGAGGAGTAACAATGGACGAAAGAAAATTTATAAAGAAGTGCAAAGAGCTTGTAAGAAATTACTACAACGATAGAGTGCAATCAACTGATAAGAACGGCAAAATCACAACAGACGATATATTTATCGTTTGGTTCTGTAAGACTTTACAGAACTCAAAAGCACTAGTTAGCACAAACGTGCCAGACGGTATGTACTACGAGGTCACCTACAACGGAGACAAAAACGAGTGTTATCTTGACGCCTACAAGAAATGGCAGAACGTTTGCATTGAGATGTAGGAGCAAAATATGAGAGATATAAAATTCAAAGCGTGGGACAAAGACCTTAAGACATGGACTAATTATTCGATAGACGACGACCTACTTATGTTCTACGACAAGCACGCGGAATGTTGGGAAACTGACCAAGAAGGTGAGCGATTTATCTTATGCCAATATACAGGGTTGAAAAATTTTAACGGAAAAGAAATATACGAGGGTGACATCATAAGAGCGTTAGGCTATTGGATAGGAGTTGCAAAATTTTTCGACAAGAATCCTGCTTTTGTATTTGAAGCCATAGATAAGAATTATAGAGGGAGCAGAGTATCTATGACTCAATTTGACCGACACGTCAAAATAATTGGCAACATCTACGAGAATCCAGGGTTACTAGAGGAGGTGCGCTAAATGTATCTACTAATTGACAGCCGCGAAAAACCGAAGGCAATCAGTGGCATTCTGAACCACTTCGCGAAGAATAACATCAAGTACGATGTTACAAAACTCTACTTCGGCGATTACATGAATTATGCAAAGCCTAATCGAGTGATTGACAGAAAACACAACATAGCTGAGTTAGCCATAAACTGCACACGTGATCGTAAGAGGTTTAAAAGAGAACTAGAGCGAGTTAAGGCAACTGGTAGCGAGTTGATACTGCTCGTCGAGCAGAATAGTTTCAAAGATAGAGAGCAGACAATTAGTGTAGAAACGATTGAAGACCTTATGCTTTGGACTGCGCCTAAAGGAGTAGTTAGAGGGGAACAAGTGTACCGAGTCCTCGTGTCATGGTGTCATAAGTACCCACTTCGCGTAGAATTTTGCCACAAAAGGAACACAGGACAGAGGATTTTAGAACTATTGGAGGAACAAGATGAGTAAGGCAAGATTAGCGGACCTTATAAAAAACCGAATAGACCTACAGTCCGTTATGGAGCATTATGGCACGCAGTTTGACCGCATGGGTAAGGCACTCTGCCCGTTCCATTCTGATAATCACCCTTCTTTATCAATTAAGAACGAGCGATACAAGTGTTGGGCATGCGGTGCGAGTGGTGATATGTTCGATTTCGTTCAAAATCTCTACGGTGACAGCTTTATGGAGGCTATAGAGCGAATCAATAGAGACTTAGGACTCGGAATCGACACAAAACTAAACGCACCAAAGAAAAACAAAGCTATAGCTATCGCACAACGGCAGAAATCAGCCCGAGAGGAACTAAAACAAGCTCGTAGGGCGAAAGTATTAGAACTAACCGAAAAGCACCGCATTGCCTTTAAAAATGGCGATTATGAAGAAGCAAACCGACTCGAGGAAATCCTATACGATATAGTCGCATATGAGGACGAACTAGCTCGGAGCAGAAGACAGCACAAGGAGGCACGTAATGAATAACAACGAAATAACGACGACCTTCTCGCTGTCGGACTTTGCCGACGGAACCGTATTCGAGGAGCTTGGATTACGCGACAGAACCGTTAGCGAGAGGGAGGTGCTACTAGTTCAGCTCAAGAAGGAGGCGAAAGAGCTAGGACTCGGAGCGAAAGCCTTTAATGCGATTGTATCGGACTACTTACGAGGTGAGGCGGTATCGAGTGTAGGCTCAATTGCTGGATACGATATGCCGACTAGGTGGGTGCTCACTAGCACAGGAGAGGTGCAGAAGACCACTATGGAGCTTGCATGCAGTCACCCGATATATATATCAAAAAGATTTATCGACTGCCTTACAGGTGAAATAAAGCTCGAAATAACCTACTCGAGAGACTCGGAACTAGAACGACTACAATCGTTTATCGTTCCAAAGTCAAGAATCACATCATCACAGAGCATTGTTGCCCTAGCGAATAAAGGTGTATCGGTATCGAGTACCAACGCAGCACTGTTAGTCAATTATCTACAGGATTTTGAGGATACCAATTACGACCAGATTGTTGAAATCAAGAGCATTAATAGGTTCGGTTGGATTGGCAAAGATTTTTCACCGTATGTAGACGGCATTGAATTCGATGCAGATGACAATTATCCAGAGCTAGAGCAGTGTGTGACGAAACCGAACGGAACTATTGAGGATTGGAAAGAGGTTGTTAAGACTGTCAGAAAATCCCATAAGATAGCGCCAAAGGTCGCACTAGCTGCATCGTTCGCATCAGTTCTGATTGAACCACTCGACGCACTACCGTTCTTCGTTCACTTCTGGGGCGCATCTGGTGGAGGCAAAACAGTATCACTAATGTTAGCCGCCTCAGTATGGGGAAAGCCCGTCGTCGGATCATACATAAAAACATTTAACTCGACAAAGGTCGCACAGGAAATCCTTGCATCGACCCTATACAGCATGCCCGTTATATGTGATGAGTTACAGATTAAAGCGGGAGCGAGTGACAACTTCGATAGTTTGATTTACGAATTATGCGAAGGCTCAGGTAAGAGCCGCTCCAACAAACAACTTGGAATTCAAGCCTCCAGGAATTGGCGAAACTGCTTTATATCAAGCGGAGAGCAACCAATTACAGGCGAATTAAGTGGAGGCGGTGCGAAAAACAGAGTCTTCGAAATCGAGTGCCAAGACGACCTCTTCAGTGATCCAATGAAGATAGTTGAGGCGGTCAAGTCGAACTACGGACACGCAGGACGAGAGTTTGTAGAGGCACTAGATAGCAAGACACGCAAAAAGATTAAGACCGCACAACAGTCTATTTTTGCCGAGTACAGCGAAAAGGGATTCACTGATAAACAAGCCCTTGCAGCATCGATAGTAGTAGTTGCTGAGGCATTCTACAGCACAATAATTCTAAACGAACCGCCGAGCTTTACAGCGGAAGACCTAGAGCCTTACATCGCAACGCATGACGACGTATCGCAAGACTTGAGGGCGGTTGAGTGGCTAAAAGGCTGGATTGTTAAGAACTGGAACAAATTCGATGAGGATGCACCAGAGATTTATGGAGTAGCGAATACATTCGATACGGTTGATATAGTTGCATCTGTATTAAGAGAACACTGCCAGAAAGCGAGCATTAACTACAAGAAATTGGTGTCGTACCTAGATAGGCTTAAGGTTCTTGAAACAAATAAGGGTAGAAAAGACCGCCGAGTAAGGATAGGAGCAACATCACCGTGTTGTATATCAGTTAAAAAGAGCTTTTTAGGTGATGAAAAAGATTAACTTGTTCGCAATGTTCACAAAATGTTCCCAAAAATAAAAAGCCACTTGCGAACGGTAAAAACATTGATATTTCAATAGTTATAAGTAATTAATATATACTTGTTCGCAATGTTCACAAAAATATTTACACACTTATAGGATGTATAAAAAAACATAAAAAAATATATACGCATATAAGTGTGAGCAAAAAAAAGTTGCGAACAACTGCGAATTTGCGAACAGCCTTGATAATACTGGGGTACAAGCGAAAATTATTGAGAACAAGCTGTGAACAGTTGGGAACAAACTATCTATAAAAACAAAATTAGTGATGTGTTTTGTAATAAACAACAAAATAGTGAAAGAGAGGTTAAATATGGGTAGGGTTTTAAATAGATGGGCGATGAACACCATTACGATATGGGCCGAAGAACAGGAGGCAACATACAGGGAGGCCGACCGATTAAAGGCGAGAATTGAATCAACAGACAATGACACCTTGGTAGCTGTTTACAAGGCGAAGCTCAAAGGGGTAGAGAGTTCGATTGTAGAGCTTGAAGAATTAACTGAAAAAGTCGGATTGAACTTTATTGAAAAAGAGAATCCGTTTGCAATCGCTTTTGAAAGGCTTGCTGAAAAAAGAGAAAGGGAGCGAAATAATGGCTAAATGGATATTAAGCGCAGAATCCTACGGGGCATTTAGGCACACGAAAGAATATATACCTGTTCCAAATCCGTACGGAATAACAGTAATTACAGAGCGAGAGGCAATTAAGCTGACTAGCGGTTGTAGATGGGCGACTAGAGGGCATTATGTATACGCAAAGGAACGAGAGACGGTGCGGTTCGACACACTGCGAGAGGCTCAGCGATATGCAGAGCAGTTAGGAGGTGCAGAATGATTAACGAAGATTTGAAATACATAGCCGACCACTACGGGCTAGAACATCAATTAGTGAAGTGCAAGGAAGAACTCGGCGAACTTATAAAGGCTATCGATTCGTTGGATGAAAAGGCAATTGTTGAGGAGATAGCAGACGTCGAGATCATGACCGAACAACTAAAGTATCTTATGCGAACCGAGCAAAGTGTGGAGATTTACAAGGAATATAAGATCGCTAGACAGCTTAGGCGAATATCAAGGGAGCAGAGTTATGAGTGTGATAACTAAAGAGGAACTACTGCGTATTCCAAAACTACGCAAGCAGATTGCACGAAAGAAGAGATGCATTGAGCTGTACGAGACGAGAGCAACTGGAGGAGCCATAGAGTATAAAGAGCGCGTACAGTCAAGTGTGAACAACTCAGCTAGCGACTGCCTATGCGAGGCAGTAGATTTACGGCGGGAGCTCATTGATGACACCAAGGAGCTTAACGATTTAATCAACAGGGCGTATGATTTTATGAGGACGTTAGACGAGGTGCTCCATAGGGATATTGTGTATGCAAGATACATTGTGGGGCTACCCTGGAAAGACGTTGCAAAGACATTTAATTATTCCAATCAACGAATTTTCCAAAAACATCGCGAGATTTTACGTAAAATATAGTTGATTATAGTTGATTATAGTAGGCTCTCTGAAATATGATATACTCAAGCAAAGCTAGAGAGGAAGAGAAGGACCTCTCACAGCACCGCTTGAAACAAAGCCATTTAAAGTCAAACTTAATAAGGATTTACCCGATGCCAGATGGTGTCGGGTTTTCTTTTGTGATACACTTGTTACACGTTGACTTTAGGAGGCTTGTATGAAGTGGTTTTTGATTGAGCTTTGGCATTTTGTGACGACGTCAAACATATTGGGTGTAGTTTTTGGACTTGTGTTAGGGACTTGGTGGAAACGATACGGGAAGTTAGAGATTGGACATATTCCTGATCGTTCTTTGTTTTCTGAAAACGAACTCCCTCATGTAGAAAAGATAGATAGACATGCAATATTAGTAAATATTTTTAACCAGAAAGATATAGCTGTTTTTCTTACGAAATTTGATATGGAACGGGATGGTAGGCATTACAAGGTTCGTAGAAAAAGAGCGGATAACAAAACTGAGGCAGATATTTTAAAAATAGATGCATGCTCAGCAAAAACATTTGTTTTTACGTGCGAGACTGTTCCACAAGAAGGCGATGTTATAAGGGTATATGTTCATAAAAGAAAAAGACCTATTATGTTTAAGATTAAATAAAAGCAAAGAGTCCTTAGGGGCTCTTTTTTAATACCTAAGGGAGGTGATGTACTTGAAGTTAACAATAAAACAACAGCGATTCGCAGATGAGTACATCATCAGCGGTAATGCGACAGATGCAGCAATTAAGGCAGGATATGCGAAGAGAGCAGCATATCAGCAAGGTGCGGAAAACCTCAAGAAACCTCATATTCGGGAATATATCGACAAGCGCCTTGAAGAAATTAATGATAAATCCATAGCAAAGCAAGAGGAAGTGCTGCAGTACCTAACGTCTGTTATGAGAGGCACGTCTCAAAGCGCAGTAGTCGTCATAGAGGGCGATGGTGACGGGGTATCATCCGCTAGGCTCATGGACAAGACTCCAGACGAGAAGGAGAAGTTAAAAGCAGCGGAGCTACTCGGTAAGCGCTACGGTGCATTTACTGACAAGGTCGAAGTCGGTGCGGATTTAGAACTAAACGTCAAGGTGGACTATGGCGACGGCAACGATTAAGGCTAACAGGATTTTCCGAGAACCGAATCAGTCATGCAAGCGGTACATCGTTATGCGAGGTTCTGCAGGTTCGGGCAAGAGCATGGATACTGCACAGCATTACATATTACGGTTGCTATCCGATAAAGGGCGCAATCTCCTATGTGTTCGTAAAGCTGATGTTACCAACCGTGACAGTACATTCGCAGAACTACAGGCGGCGATATGGCGAATACATGGCGATTCGTGGGAGAAGTACTGGCGAGTTAACAGCTCTGCAATGATTATTGAGTGCCTCATCAATCAGAATCAAATCCTCTTCAGAGGAATGAATGACGAAAAGCAACGCGAGAAACTCAAGTCGATTACATTCAAGAGAGGAAAGCTCACAGATGTATGGATTGAAGAGGCTACGGAATTAACACAGGCAGACTTCGAGATCATAGACGATAGACTTAGAGGCGAATTGCCAAGCGGACAGTTTTATCAGATTCGCCTTACGTTCAATCCTGTATCGGCTCATCACTGGATAAAGGCACAGTTCTTTGACCGAGAAGACGCGGACGTGCTAACTCATAAGTCAACGTTCAAGGATAATCGATTTATTGACGACGCATACTACAAGCGAATGGAACGACGCAAGGAAGTTGATCCAGAAGGCTATCAGATATACGGACTAGGTAATTGGGGTGAGACTAAAGGGCTTATCTTACACAATTATGAGGTCAAAGAAATATCAACAAACTACGAAGATTACGACTACGTTGCAATTGGGCAAGACTTCGGATTCAACCACGCCAACGCAATATACCCATACGGCTACAAGGATGGCGATATATATGTGCTCCCTGGATTGTACGGACACGAGAAGGACACAGCGGAGTGGATACAAGAGGCTAACAAATTTCCTGAGCTTAAGACGCGGGACATGTGGTGTGACTCCGCAGAGCCTGACCGAATTAAAATGTGGCGTAAGGATGGATATAGAGCTAGGGCAGTTAGCAAAGAGCCTAACTCGGTTAGAGCTCAGATTGATTGGCTGAAGGGAAATCAAGACGGAGGCGAAGTCGTCAAGAGGATGATTTATATTCATCCGTCTAACGTGAATTTTATACGCGAAATAGGACAATGGAAGTGGAAGTACGACGATAAACGTGGCATTTATCTCGACGAACCAGTTCCGTTTTTTGATGATGCAATGGCATCGATGAGATATGGCATAGAGGGATGGCGTAAACCTAAACTAGCCAAGGTTAAAACATTCAAAGGAGGCATCTAGTGGCAAAGGATAGACCTTACAAGTTACCAACACCAATAACAAGAGACGCAAGAGTGTTGGAGCAAGGCATCAAGATGGACTTAATTAATGAGTGCATAGAGGAGCACAAGGCAATGCTCCCGAGATACGAGTATTTAGAAAATCTGTACCTCGGATTCCACAACATTTTTAAGCGTCCAGAAAAAGATGATTGGAAACCTGACCACAGATTAGCGGTAGGTTTCCCGCGTTATATCGCTGATACATTTATAGGGTATGCGTACGGAAAACCTATAAAGCTACAGAGTCCCGACGAGGAATTCGAAGAGGCTTTACAGGTTTTTGGCAAAAGAAATGCAATCAGAGACCATAACAAGGAGCTCGCAAAATCTGCTTGCAAGTATGGTCATGCATTTGAATACATGTATCAGAACGAGGAAACCGAGACGAGAGTAACGAAGTTCACTCCTAGGCAGATGTTCATAGTGTATGACGATTCTGTCGCAGAGAGGGCACTGTTCGCTGTTCGGTATGGGCGTCACGGAATTAAGAGTAAAACTCCTGGAAAGATATATGGAGAGATACTCACACCGAGCGAGATCATACCGTTCGACAACGATAAACTAGGCGAGGCGGAAATTAATCCATACGGCAAAATTCCAGTTGTTGAGTGGAAACTAAACGAGGAGCGCATAGGACTGTACGAGCCAGTTGCGGGACTAGTTGAGACCTATAACGCAGCACTTGGTGAAAAGGCTAATGATGTTGAGTCTTTTGCCGAGGCGTATCTTGCTATTATGGGCGCTGAACTCGATGAGGACGGAATTAGGCACATAAGAGACAATCGCATTATTAACCTATATGGGACGGACAATGCGAAGGATGTGCTCGTTCAATTCCTTCAGAAACCGACCGCGGACGGAACACAAGAGAATCTACTTGATAGGCTCGAAACTCTTATCTATGAGACCGCAATGGTCGCGAACATATCAGATGAGAGCTTTGGAAATGCAACGAGTGGAACAGCCCTAGCATACAAGCTACAGGCGATGTCTAATCTTGCGGAGTCATTCGATGGTAAAGTTGAGAAGAGCATACGAAAGCGACTCAAACTCTTCTGCACTCTATCCACTAACACGACTAATCCAGATGCGTACGAAGATGTCGAGATCACTTTTACGAGGAATGTGCCTAAGAACCTACTTGAAGAGGCTCAAACTGCTGCACAACTCTCTGGCATCGTGTCGCACGAGACACAGCTTAAAGGCTTGTCGATTGTGGATAATGCCAAGGCTGAACTAGAGAAGATTAAGGATGAGGACAGCGAGCTCTCGTCGGTAATTGATAAGGCATTTACAGGTGATAAGTAATGGGAAGCACTCCTAGTAATATCTATTGGCGTGTAAGAGAAGAGCAACAGCACAAGAAGAACCTACAAGAGTCTGCCAAGCATGACAAAGAGCTTGAGAAGATATACAGGTCAATGCAGGTATCTATACAGAAGGACATAGACGCGTTCTATACGCGATACGCAACTAAAGAAGGTATCAGCATGGCAGAGGCTAAAAAGCGCGCTGACAAGCTCGATATAGAGGCATACGCGGAGAAGGCAAAGAAGTATGTTGCTACTCACGACCTTAGCGAAAGAGCAAACACCGAAATGCGCCTATATAACATGACTATGAAGGTCAACAGGCTTGAGCTGTTAAAGGCTAATATCGGAATGGAGCTAGTCGATAAGTTCGGGGATATGAACGACTATATGGACGACAAGCTGACGGAACGCACCACAGACGAACTGAAGAGGCAAGCGGGTATATTAGGCGGTTCAGCTTACAAGTCAGAGGAAATGGCTGCATCTATCGTCGGTGCATCGTTCCACAGTGCTACGTATTCTGACCGCATATGGGCGCACCAGGATCAACTCAAGTACGAGTTACACAAACTGTTAAGCATAGGCTTGATACAGGGAGTTAATCCGAAAAAATTAGCTAGCGAAGTATCTAAACTCTTCGGCGTATCGCTTCGAAATGCACAGAGGTTAATGCGTACAGAGATGGCGAGAGTTCAAACCGATGCGCAGTTTGAATCATACAAGCGGAACGGTTTCGAATATTATCAATACCACACGTTAGGGGCGAAGGCTTGCCCTATATGTAGACCGCTAGACGGTAAGATTTTCAAAGTATCTGAAATGCTAATAAGTGAAAACGCACCGCCTATGCATCCCAACTGTAGGTGTAGTACATCGGCAAGTGTAGGAGAGAAAGCCTATAACGATTGGCTTGATGCTAAAGCGGACGGAACATTTGGCAGAGGTTCTGGAAGCTCCGACATCAAGGAGGGCGAAACAAAGCACATAGGAAATGTTGATTTTTCTGATAAATCAAGGGTCATGGAAGTCCTCAATGCTGCCGAACGGAAGTTTGCGGGTGCAGATGTTGAGTGGGACGTAACAATTACATCTGATGGCAAGATATGGGTAACAAAAGGTAGTGCTGGCGGTGTATCTCTTGTGGGAATAAGTAGTAATCGAGAGGGGGCGTACTCTTATCATAATCATCTAGATGAGCATACGAATTACTCATTTAGTGAGGATGACGTAGCGGGACTCATAGCCAACAAAGAGGCGTATATGAGGGCTTCTGATAGCTCATACTCTTATGAGATGCGGAGACAACGCAATACCCTTGATTCGTCGTGGGATGAGGTGTATTCTAGATTTAGGGAGTTACGTAGAAATAAAGCATATCAAGCAGCACTTGAAAGCAAAATCGATGCTGATGAAGACGGAAACGATTATACGATGAGATTAATGAGCGCAGAATTGAGGTTTTTGTATGAGCGGAAGAGGAAGAGTTAATAAGCATCATCCTGATTATCTTAAGTATGTGGATGAGTTTAACTCTTTGCGCGACGAGTGGGCTCGCAAGGAGGATGAGATATTATACCCCTTTATATCTACGGGGAAACGCCCCGATAAATTAACAACAAGAGCTGTGGAGAGACTATATAAACAGTTCGGAAAGGATGCAAGAGCTTTACAAGATAGATACTCATATCTTTTTGAGAAATAACGGAACGTACTCGGGTGACCTTCGGGCCCCGGGTCTTTTTATTGAGGGCACATTAATGATACAAATAAAAGTTAATAACTACTCTGTAGAGGTAAAAGGTCATGCGGGATACTTACCGCTTGGCTCGGATATCGTTTGTGCTGGCGTATCTGCTTTATATCAAACATTAGAGCAGTCAGCCGAGGAATTAACCGACGGAACATATAAGACCTTGTCAGAGGCGGGATATGGCTATATAAAGCCTAATGGATATGTGAGCGGAGAGTATAAGTTACTCGTTCGCTCTTTTTTGATTGGCATTAACGGGATCGCGTCGAGTTATCCCGATTATGTAAAGGTTATAACTAATTAGACCAAGCATTGAAGTCTCTAAACTCAATGGAATCATTTTGTTAAGCATTGCAACAATAAACACATGGAGGAAAGAATTATGCTAAACGAACTAAAGAGATGGGAGCTACAGTTATTTGCTGATGATGGCGAAGATGTTGGCGGAAGTGACGGAGTAGATACAGGCGACAAGCCAAAGGAAACTACTCCGAATGGTAAAGAGCCCGACAATAAGAACGCGGGAGATGATGTTAAGAAGTACACAGATGCCGACGTTAACGCCCTTATCGACAAGAAGTTTGCTAAGTGGCAGAAAGACCAGGAGAAGAAACTCGCAGAGGCGGAAAAGCTAGCGAAGATGTCCGAGGCGGAAAAGCGCGAGCACGAACTTAAGGAGCTACAGGAGGAGAACGAAAGACTAAAGAGTCAGCAGACCCTATCAGAGATGCGCTCTACAGCCTCTAAACTGCTTAAGGAAAAGAACGTAAGCGCAACATCCGATATGCTCGACTTCGTGGCGACATCCGATGCAGAGGAGACTAAGGCGAACATTGAGAAGTTCGTTAGTATCATCGAGGCGGCAGTAAAAGCGGCTGAGGTGGAGAGGAATACGGGCAAAACGCCTAGGAGTTATAAAGAGCCTAAACAGACGAATGAGTTTGAGCAGAGGCTCGCAAAGTACAAGAAGAAATAAGGAGAACAATCATGATCAAGTACAATCTACAGATGTTCGCTGACGGAGAGAATCAGAACCAGTCAGTTAGAAGCTACACTAAGGAGTTCAAGGACTTCATCGAGGCAGTGTTCGGTGCAAGAGCATACTTCAGAGACTTTTTCGTAAATGACGAAATTGAGGCACTAGACGGAGTATCTAACGGAGCTACAGCATTCTCTGTTAAGACTTCTGACATTCCAGTTGTTGTTGGTGAGTACAGCAAGGATGCCAACACTGGCATGGGCACAGGAACAGGAAAGTCTAGCAGATTCGGCAACAGAACTGAGGTAATCTATAAGGACATTGATGTGCCTTATACGTGGGGCTATACGTTCCACGAGGGACTAGACAGACACACTGTTAACAACGACCTAGACAGCGCAGTTGCTGACAGACTAGAGCTACAGGCTAATGCTAAGATGAGCAAGTTCGACAAACAACATGGAAAGTTCATCTCTGCTAACGCGGGCAAGACAATTGCTGGCGGAGTGAAGGTGACAAAGGATAATGTTGTTGATGTGTTCAATGAGCTGTCAAAGCACTTCACTAACATCGGAGCTGTAGGTGTTAAGAAGGCAAAGGTAACACCAGATGTTTACAACGCAATTATCGACACAGGGCTTGCAACCACAGCTAAGGGTGCTGATATTAACATCAGTGATAATGTAATCACTAAGTTCAAGGGATTCGTTATCGAGGAGATTCCAGATGCTCTGTTCCAGACGAAGGAAGTTATATATGCGTATGTTGAGCACTGCGCTAAGGCTTTCGCTGGAATCGAGACGGCAAGAACTATCGAGTCGGAGGACTTCGACGGACTCGCTCTACAGGGAGCAGGTAAGTGCGGAGAGTACATTCCTAAAGATAATGCCAAGGCTGTTGCGAAGGTAACTGTTACAGGCGCATAGAATTTAGAGCGGGGCACTTCGTCCCGCTTTACCTATTGTTAAATCAATTGAAGGAGGTACATTATGTACAGAGTTATAGAGAGTTTTCACGACTTAGAGGACTACAAGGATACTAAATCGGGTAGAGTTTATCACGAGTATGTAGAGGGCGACGTTTACCCTAGAGATGGAGTAGACCCAACACCAGAGAGAGTAGAGCTACTCGCTAGTTGCGAGAACGCACTAGGTGCGCCACTGATTAAGGCAGAGGGCGAGGCTGAACCTACTGAAGAGAAGTAGGAGGCAATAATGCTAGATGAGATTAAGAAGTTGCTCAGTTTCACAGACGGAGACAACGACGAACTAATTAACACGATCGTGTCGCTTGTTGAGAGCAGACTAAAGCATCTCATCGGAACCGACACGGTGCCAGAGTCATTACAGTACATTGTTGTGGAGGTGTCTATATCACGTTTCAACCGCATTGGTTCGGAGGGCGTATCTTCACACGATGTAGAGGGTGAAAAAATGACCTGGAGCAATGATGATTTTAAGCCTTATATGTCCGACATCGAGAGGTTCTTGAACACACAAAAGAACACCACTAGAGGGAGAGTGAGATTCATATGAGGTACGATACACCTATGTATCCAATGGTTAATAATGGTACATCGTACAGCTACGAGTCGGGGGATTACTCTGACGCAGAAATACCAGAGAAGGCAGTTATGGCTAGTATCATAGCCATGCCTGATGAGGTGATGAGGTGGATGTTTGGCGAATTAAAGCAAGATTGCTTAATAGCGCATACGCCGATAAATTACCACCAATCTAATGGGCTAGAACTTGAAAAAGTTCAGATTGGCACGAAGTTCTACAAGGTCGTTAAGATGCGTAGACTCCGTCGAAAGTGCGTATATTACTTGCAGAGGATATCATAATGGGAATTAAACTCGTTGGGGCTAAAGAGCTTGAAAGAGCATTGCTAAAGAAGGCGAAATTGACCGCAGTCAAAAACACAGTTAGAGACTGCGGGGCAAAGCTACAATCAGGAGTGCAAGATGGTGCGCCTGTAGATACAGGAACACTGAAAAGGAGTGTTACTCTTGAGATTGAAGAGGATGGACTAAAGGCAGTTGTAGGACCTCATACCGAATATGCTGCATATGTTGAGTATGGTACGAGATTTATGCAGGCACAGCCTTACGTTAGACCGTCCTATGAGGAAGTTAAGTCAGAATTTAAATCAAAGATGGAGGAATTGGTACGATGAAAGACCCAGGGCAGATAGCATTTTGCCGTGTGAGGAAGATAATCGAAGAGTTGTTTGGACCGTATGGTATATACGATACTGTTCTGCCCGAAGTTGGAACGTCTTATCCATTTTTCTACATAGGCGAGTCATTTCAAAACGATGAACTACTGAAGAATAGTGTTGTAGGCACTATCAATCTAACGGTTCATTATTGGACTGACCAAGTTAGGGCTAGAGGTAAAGCTGTCGAGGAGATGCGCAAATTCAAATCAGCACTATACGAGAGCGAAAACACTCTCGGAAATGAAGATGAGAATACCCCGAACGAGGAAACCAAAGTACACTTTTTACGCGCAAATTCAAGGATACTTGCCGACAACTCTACCGCCAATCCGTTATTGCATGGAGTTATTGAACTCTATTTTTCATTTAGTTAGGAGTAAAGAATTATGAAATACAACCTACAGATGTTTGCTGAAACTGTATCAGGCAAGAAACTAGTGTATCTGTTCCGTATTCTCAAGAACGCAGCTACTGCGAAGGGAACTATGCTAGCATTTACGACAGAGAACAGCAGAACGAAGTCAAAGGATGCGGATTCCAAGGCAACCAAGGACGGCACCGTTAGAACTCCTGGGCAGTCGGAGGTGGAAATCTCCGCAACATCTCTTCTTTCGAAGGGAGATACATTCGTATCACAGCTCGAGGATGCACTAGACAACGACGATATCGTCGAAGTTTGGGAAGTTAACCTAGAGGAGAAGGGCTCGGGAGTTAACAAGTTCAAAAGCAGATACTTCCAGGGTTACCTCACAGAGGTTGAACTCTCATCTGACGCAGACGAGAATGTAGAAGTGTCGCTTAAGTTTGGTATCAACGGTGCTGGCGTCGTTGGAGATGCAACTGTTACAACCGAACAGCAGAAGATGGCGGCTTACGTGTTTAAGGATACTACGCAGGGCGCATAATCGATTCGTTTTACAAGCTGAGGGCGTTAATTCGCCCTCATTTTATTTTACCCAAAATAGGAGGTAACACATGGAAATCACAATTAAAGGGCAGTCGTACCCGTTAAGATTCGGTCTTAAATTTGTTAAAGAGGTTAACGGCAGAGAAATGGCACCAGTTGATGGACTTATAGGAGTTGAGCAAGGAATCGGACTAAATCTAATGATCGCGAACATCATTGACGGCTCAATCGAGGATTTAGCAAGCGCAATTCTTACCGCTAACAAGACGGAAGAGCCACGAATTAAGGAAGATGACCTACTAGAGTTCATAGAGGATGATGCTACCAACATCGATGAAGTATTTGAGAAGGTGTTAGGTTTTTTCGAAAAAGCCAACTGTACAAGGAAGATGTTCCAGAACGTGCAGAAGTCGGTGGAGACAGCACAGAAGTTACAGGAGGCAGAGCTCAAGGCGAGACTAGAGGGTCAGAATTAGCCTTTGACGCCGACAAACTCTATAGCGATATAGCTATTGATTGTTTTAGACGACACGGTTTCACAAGTTTTGAGCAAGTCGACCGCCTAACATTTCCCGAGTATGAAATCATGACGAAAGCCTATAGGTTACGCATGATTGACGAGGACTATAGGGCGCATCAATTAGCATATCTCTCTGTAATGGCTAAGGCGGAGAAGAAGAGCGGACGACCTGTATATAAGACGTTCAAGAGCTTTTTCAATTATGAAGAGGCTGTACGTAAGGTTCTTGATGAACCTAAAAAGACCGAGAGTAGGTTCGCCTCTCTTGGTAAGTATTTAAAGGAAAGGGGCGAATAATGGAAAATTATTCAGTAACCGCCGTACTTAGTGCGCGAGATTCCTTGTCGCCCAAGCTCAAGGGAGTAGCGGGCTTGCTCAACTCTACAGGCGGAATGGTCAAGGCTGGGCTCGGTTTCGGTGCACTATCGAGGATAGGTGGCTCTGCGGTCGCCTCTCTTGGTAGAAATATCAAAGGACTAGTTAACGAGATCAACGAAACTAATGCGACCTGGAAGACGTTCACAGCTAACATGCAGATGTCTGGAATGGGCAAAGCGCAGATTAATCGGACGAAGAAGGACTTACAGAATTTCGCTGCAAAGACAATCTATTCGTCCAAGGACATGGCTAGTACCTATGCACAGCTCTATGCGGTTAACAAGAAGACTACTACAGGAGTTGTAAAGGGTTTCGGAGCGGTTGCGGCCGCATCTGAAAATCCTAGGCAAGCCATGAAAACGTTATCGACACAAGCTACTCAGATGGCGGCAAAGCCAACGGTAGCATGGCAAGACTTTAAACTAATGCTCGAACAGTCGCCAGCAGGATTGTCTCGTGTCGCAGCTAAGATGGGCATGACGACTAAAGAGCTTGTTGCTAATGTGCAAGCGGGCAAGGTCAAGACTGAGGACTTCTTCAAGGCTATGGAGAAGGCAGGAAATGATAAGTCACTCCTAGCTATGGCGCAACAATATAAGACAGTTGGTGAGGCGGCGGAAGGACTGAGGGCAACTCTAGCAACTAGATTAGCTCCCGCATTCGACGTTATCAGTAAGGCGGGCGTCGGTGCTATATCGGGAGTGATGGCGACACTATCGTCAAGGCTCGAGATCGCATCTAATTCCTTCAAGGGCGTAGGTACTGCATTTTCAAAAGCATTTAGTGCAGTTGGTAAGAGTATAGCGAAGATAACCAACAGCAAGAGCGCAGTTGATGCGTTCAAAAAGAGCATGGACGGTCTTGCTCGTTCCGCTAAAGGGGCGGCGAAGTTCCTCGAAAAGCACTCCGACTCTGTTGCGTACCTAGTTACTCACATTCCAGAGCTTGTAGAGGCATTTATTGGACTAAAGATAGCCCTTAAATTAGCGGGCAAGATGAAGGCTCTCGGTACTGCCTCCGAAACGGTGGCAAGTGCGCTACCTAAGGTTGGGAAAGCAGCAGGAACTACAAGTAAAGAGATGCTAGCATCTAGCAAGGCGTTCATGGCTATGGGTGCGGGCGTGCTCTTAATGGCTAGCGGATTTTGGGTAATGGCACAGGCGGCTAAAACTCTAGCTAAAGCGGGACCATTAGCCGTCGGAGTGTTCGTAGGCATGGCTGTTGGTATCGGACTACTAGGAGTAGGCTTAGTTGTGCTATCGAAGAACATGGCTAAGATGAGCGCGGGCAAACTAAACTCTATGTCGATTGCATTCGTTGCGTTCGGTGCGGCGATTGTGCTATGCGCTACAGGAATGTTGATTCTTGCTAATGCGGCCAAGACGGTATCATCTGGCGGAGGACTCGCGGTAGGAGTGCTAGCGGGCATGGCAATTGCTATAGGACTGCTCGTAGTTGCGTTCGCAAAATTCGGACCCGCTCTCGATACGGCAATACCCGCTATGCTATCGTTCGGCGCTATGGTGGTGCTGATTGGCGGTGGTATATGGCTTGCGGCTAAGGGTATAGCGGCGGTTGTCACAGCTATATCAGGTCTCGTTGAATCTGTAACAGGACTTATAGGGGCTCTGCCTGTGGCGGCGCAATATGGCATGCAAGCGGCGGCGGGAATAGCTCTAGTCGGTGTTGCGTGTGTTGCGGCCGCAATCGGAACCGTAGCGCTCGGAGTTGCTATGCTAGCATTCGGCACAATGGCGCTCGGAACAGGAGCGATGTTAGTCGGTGCGGGAGCAATGGCACTAGCGGGAGGAGTTATGTTCCTCATGTTCGGCATCATGGTGGGATTGGCGGCGGTCGGCGTTGCAGTCCTATCGTTAGCCCTTAAAGCGGTTAATGTGTCGATGAGATCAATAGCCAATAATGCTAGAGCCTCTGCATCAGCACTAGTAACTATGGTGGGTTCAATCAACATAGTTAAGTCTGGACTAAATGCGATAGGCTCTGCAGCAAGTTCAGCAATGAACAAACTTAAGACAGCATTTAGCGGGGCATCTGCAGGAGCAATGAGTGCGGGTGCATCAGTTGGTAGTAACTTCAGCAACGGTCTATCTAGCGGGCTAAATTCCGCTGTATCGGTTGCAAGAGGCATGAGTAATACAATTAGGTCAATACTACACTCTGCAGGTAGCGGAGCATACGCAACAGGCGCATATATTGGTGCTGGACTCGCCAACGGTATGGCATCCCAGATAGGCAGAGTAAGAAGTGTTGCGAAGACTTTAGCAGATGCGGCGGACATCGCTATCAAGAAAGCGCAGATTATTCGCTCGCCATCTCACAAGCAGTTCGACAACGGTGCCTATATAGGTCAAGGACTTGTTAACGGTATCAAGAGCAAGATTAGTGCTGTTCGCTCGATGAGTTCACAGATGGCTAATGCGTTCTCGCCACAGATGGAAATGGCGGGCATGAGTGGCAATTGGGGGCTAAATGACGAGTACAACTACAGTTCACAGGCTCGATACGAGATCCATGTACATAGTGAGATTGACGGACGAGAAGTTGCGTATGCGACTGTAGACGACCTCACAGAGCTACAGGCAAGGAACGAAAAGCGCGACCGCAGAAGAAAGGGAAGGTTTTAATCATGTATAAGTTTACAGATACAACATCTAATCAGACTTTTGCGGTGAGACCTAACGAGGCAATGTCGATTAACGGTAGGTATATCGAGGACATTATCCCTGGATACAGGACACTAACGGTACAGGGGCGGGAACTTCTCGCCTCTGACCTTACTACCGCGGATATAGCCTCTAGAGATGGTTCAATCCTTAAGAATAGGCGATATCCGTCAAGGTCAATAACAATTACCTATCAGCTAATTTGTGCCGATAGCGGGGCATTTCGAACCGCGTACGACAAATTGAATGAGGTGCTTAATACTGTCAACGCAAAGATTATATTTGCCGACCAAGACGACCGATTCTATATAGGAACTCCGAGAAACTGTGGAGAAGTGCCGACTGGACGTAATTCTGTTGTAGCTGACTTCGAGATTTTGTGCCTAACACCGTTCAAGTTCAGTACGAGCGAGTACACGGTACAGGCTATTAATGGAGTATTTAACGTTAATTACAACGGAACTGTTCCTAGTTCGCCTTTATTCTCCGTTGATTTTGCACAGGCACAGCATGGAGAGAGTGGCTACGTAGTGTTTTCGGACGCGCAGAGCCACGTTATACAGTTAGGTGACCCGAAGGAACTCGATACAACCTCCCATACAGAGAGCGAGACCCTTATAGATGATAAGTTCAATGAGGCTACGCTTAATGGTTGGAGTAAGAATGTAGGCAAGCCACATGAAGGACATTTATATCAAGGTGCTTTTCAAGTTAAGGATTCGGGCGGCAAGTACATAACACCATCTAGTTATGGCTCGAATATGAGCGCTGAATTAAGTGGTCCTTCCGTTACAAAAGAGCTTCCATCAGATAGCCAAGGGGTTAAAGGGGCGAAGAACTTCGAGATGTCATACTATCTAGTTTGGTCGCTCAATGACAGTTGCGACCCTCGTTGCCTGGGAACTTACGAGTGTATGATTCATGATGCGAGTGGCAACGTTGTTGCGGGTGTAGAGCTACTTAAGTGGTACTCGGGGACTGCTGCTAATGCGAAGATATACGCAGGTGGTAAGTATGTACATTACTTCGAGTTCGATGCGGGGTACTTCTCCGATTGGTTCGGGTTCGGATACGCAGGACATCCTCCAGTAAGGACTATATCGATTAGTAAGATTGGTGATCAGTTCCGATTCAATGTAGCGGGGCGATTATTGTCATTCACGGTGCCAGAGGGCAAGGAGATGAAGGCGAGTAAGGTTACATTTGCATCGACGAAGTATAGAGGTATGGGAGACACTTACCCTCCTATGCTCAACTACCTATTCTGGGTAAAATTCCGAAAAACCAATGTTGAGAAGTTCGACGATATCCCGAATAAGTTCGCGAGGGGCGATAATCTCGTAGCTGATTGTTCGGACGGCTCTATTAAGGTTAATAACTTACCTAGACCAGATTTAGGAGCGTTAGGTAACGACTGGGAGACATTGAAGTTAGTACCAGGGCAGAACAGAATCAACTTTGCTTGTTCAGCTTTTACAAAGGATAAACCCACAGCAAAGCTCACATATAGGGAGGTATACCTATGATTATCTACTTTGCAGACCGCAAAATGCAGATACTCGGTCAAGCCTCTACTAACCTTAATGACGGTATATTTATCGTCGACGACAGCAAGACCGAGTATGTGTCGAATGGTGTCGTTATTTTCGAGGCTACAGTCTGCTATGGCGATACAGCGGAGAAAGACATGCGAAAACTCTGTACAGCAGGTAATTATTTACTCCGCAAACATAATGCAGAAAACGAATTCTACACCATAATCGATAGAGAGTTTAACGAGGAGAACAGGGAAGTCACCTTATACTGCGAGGATGCAGGAATGGACCTCTTGAACACCATAGCGGAGAAGTACGAGGCAAGCCAAGCCTATACCGCTGTCGGATACATTGAGGAGTGGATACATGGCACAGGATTTGAAATCGGAGTGAACGAGATCTCGAACCTAAAGCGCAAGCTCAAGTGGGATGGAGAGAGCACTGTAGCTGAACGTATCGCATCGATTGCAACTCAATTCGATAATGCAGAGGTCTCTTACTCGTTCGAGGTCGAAGGTATGGCAGTTAAGAGATTGCTAATTAACCTCTGGAAGAAGAGGGGCAAAGATGCGAAGATACAGCTCAGACTCGGAAGAGATGTAAAGAACATCAGAGATAAAGAGTCGGTGCAGACACTAGCAACAGCTCTAAGAGTTACTGGTGGAACTGCAGAGGGAAGTAGCGAGCCTATAACTCTAGCGGGATATAGCTATGATGATGGTGATATCTACACAGACGGTAAGCTCCTCAAGTCGAGAAGTGCCGTAACTAAATGGGGCAGCACATGGAGTAATGGCAAACATATCGAGCGTACGTACAGCTTTGAAACGACCTCGCAATCAGAGTTATGCGCCCATGCGGTGACGGAGCTCAAGAGGTTGTCTAGTCCAACAAAGACTTATGAGGTCGATATCGTGACTATGCCAGACAACCTATCTATAGGCGATATAGTGTACATTGTGAGCGACAAGGGAGAGCTCTATATATCAAGCAGACTGCTTGAGCTCAAGACCTCTGTATCGGGCAAGAAGATTGAGGCTAAACTAGGCGACTTTGTCGAGGAGGACAGCGGTATTGATGACCAGGTGAGGTCACTTGCTGACAAACTAGCGAACATTAACACATCGCCTGGATCAACAGCAAGTACATTAAGTCTTACCGTTGAGAGCTCTAGGGGTGTAGTGTTCACCGACACGTTAGTTGATACGACTCTTACAGCTCATGTGTACAAGGGTGGGCGAGAATTAACTGCTAACGAGATCTCGAATGTAGGTAGAGTCGTATGGTACAAGAACGGAACTAAAGCCCACGAGGGTACATCCTATAGGGTACAGAATGTAGAGGCGGCGAGAGTGTCCGCTCAATTGGAGGTGTAAATGGAGATTTTAGCGACTGATAGCATAGACCTTACCTCGATTAAGTCGGTCAATGACAAGGCTATTGAGGCCGCGAAAACCGCAACGGACTATATGAAGTTCGAGGCAGGAACGGGGCTAGTTGTATCGAAGAATGCGAAGTCTAACGAGGGTGCATCAACGGTGCTAACTGATAACTCTTTGCAGATTAGGAAGGACGGTAGAAAGAGCGCTGAATTTGCAGAGGATAGAATCAGCTTTTATGAACAAGACAAAAAGCTGATTGATATCAAGAGCATTAAGGATGCGAAAGACGGCGATTATAACATCAAGGGCGCATCTATTGACTGCGGAGGAACGGGCGCAGTAAATGTGTTCGCGAATGACATAGTCAATCAAGGACTACATGCAGCATTTACCGCTACAGCGGGATCGTATAATAACGACACTAACACTTCTAGATTTAAATCAGCGGCCGCAGACCTTACATCGATTAGTAAATCGGGAATAACCTCCCTTATTGTGGAGAGTGATGGCTCGAGGGCGGATGGTGTAATTGCTAGTATATCGTTCTCCGACAGGCTAGACGGAATTATCGAGCCTGTAATTGAGTTTGATAACAAGGGCACTGTTATCGCTAGGGCGGTGCGAGCTGACTCTATAGAGGGGTTATACGAGGATTCTCAAGTAACTGCTGGCGGTGTTGTATGGCATGTGCGCAAGTATGCAGATGGTACAGCTACCGCAGAGGCGGAGTGGCGCGGAACAGTATCAGCTGCAAATGCGTGGGGCCCTGTATATTATTCAGGAGGAACAAGCACAGCATTACCGCCTGGATTATTTATAGACACACCACTTACTAGCGTAGAGATTGAGGCGCCAGATGGTGAGCTATGGACGACTCGTAAGATGTCAACCAAGGACTATATCGGAGGTATCTACTACATATCGATGAGCAGGCTCTCTAGAGTAGACGCAAGGATACTCTATAGGGCTACAGGAAGGTGGAAGTAATCCCACTAGGCAATTAATTCTAGAGCCGTCGCAAGACGGTGCTTTTTATTAGAAAGGATAACGCGATGAAACCAGAATTTATAGGGAGTTTAGTTATAGGCTTAACCGCATTAATTGGACTAATATCCGCGCTTAATAACTACGTTGGAAAGCCTGTAAATGAGCTCAATTCGTCTATTAAGGCTCTCAATGTAAGGATTGAAAATTTAGCGACAGACGTAACTGCAGTTGAGTGTGCTGTAAAAGAGCAAGAGGCGCACGATAGGGCGTCACATAGCAGAATGTGGACGAAACACAATGAACATGATAGTCGATTAAATGACCATGAAAAGCGTATTGGTCATTTAGAGCATATTAATAATGGGGGTAAGAAGGATGAAAATTAATTGGAAGATACGTTTTAAGAACAAGACATGGCTACTAACATTTATTGCTGCAGTGCTAACTCTTGTATATAGGGCACTAAACGTCGCGGGTATAACTCCGCACATTGCCCAGGAGGAACTCGTAGAGCTCGCAACTATGCTAGTTGGTATACTCGTGCTACTCGGTGTCGTTATCGACCCTACAACTAAGGGAGGCGCTGACTCTAACACGGCTATGACTTATAAGATACCTAAAGACGACTCGCAGAAGGCGGAAATTCGACCTATAGCGAACGATAAAGCAATTAACTATGAAGATATCAAAGAGGGACTAAAAGACGCGGAGGTGCTAGAAGATGGGCGTTAGGGAGGCAATCGTCAACACTGCGATTAGATACAACGGCATGCCCTTTAAAGGCGGTTCGCACCGTACTCTAATTGATGAGTTCAACAAGCATCGCCCAGACGGTTGGGCAATGACTTACACGGCTAACTTTTGTGCGGCTTGTGCGTCGGCAATAGCTTATTTATGCGGTGTAGGCGACGCCTATCCTTGCTCTGCTAACGTAGGCACAATCGTAGCCAAGGCGCAGAGGATGGGCATATGGGTGGAGAACGACGCATACGTACCAACAGCGGGCGATTGGATAATTTATGCTTGGCAGGACTCTGGTAGAGGAGACAACACTACAGGTGCTAGCCACGTGGGAATTGTCGTATCTGCAGATAGCAAGTACATCAACGTATTTGAATTCAATATCCATAACAACCACAGCACGGGCTATCGCAAGATAGCTACTAATGGTAGATTTATCAGAGGTTTCGTCGTTCCGAAATTCCAATCATATGGTTGGATACAAGACGGCAGGGGCTACTGGTTTAAGAAAAAGGACAGTAGCTATTATAAGGCTGAATGGCAGAAACTAGACGGAGAGTGGTATTACTTCGACGCGGACGGATACGCTGTTACAGGGTGGAGGCAGATTAGTGGCAAGTGGTATTACTTCAACTCTGATTGCAAGATGCAGACAGGATGGGTAAGCCTTAGCGGTCGTTGGTTCTGCCTAGGTTCAGACGGTAGCCTATACACTAGCGGAGTACATGAGGTTGATGGCAAGTCGTACTACTTCGACGACGACGGAGTAATGCATACTGGATGGGTCAAAGTCGGCGACGATTGGCAGTACTTCAAGGACGACGGCACGCGAGTTGATAAGGGTATCGTTAAGGGTGATTCCGTGTATATCATCAAGGACGGTGCTCTAGTCACTGATGATAAGGTAACCGTAGAGGCTGACAAGGATGGAGCAATTAGTGTTATGTAATTGAGCGGGCGAGGTGGTCGCCCATATGAGAAAAGCGAGTCCGCTATGGGCTCGCTCTTTTTTTATTTCTTCAACTCTTCAACCTTTTCATTCAGTAGCAACTCTATGTAGTTACTGAGTGATCTATTCTCACTAGAGGCTAGCTCTGTTACTGCCTCTTTGAGTGACGGTGTAAGTCTTACCGCCACTCGTTCTGACCTTTTCTCTTCTCCCATAATGTTCCCTC